GATCATGGTCTTGCCCTCGGCCACGTTGTCGATCACAAAGACGTTCACTTTTTGCTGTCGGAGCCGGGTGTGCTCTCGGTCTTGTGCTGCTGTTGGCTTTTGGCCTTCACGCTTGAATTCACAGAACCACACACGGCCATCTGGCGAGATGAACATACGGTCAGGCACAGCAGCCCGTGCGGGGCTGGTGAACTTGTAAGCAAGCACACCCTTTGATTTGGCGTAGTCACAGACCTTGGCCTCAATTTGTTTTTCCAACATTGCGTGTCTCCAGTTCGATCAGCAACTCGATGTAGTGCTTGGCCTTCTCAAGGTCAGCAATGCCGTTCTTTTTGCGCCAGCGGCTCACGTACTTGATCACGTTGCCCTCAAAGTACCCCAACGCGTTGGCGTGGATGTATTGGACGGGTTGGATTGGCAGGTCTTTGTAATGGTTGCCAGCAACCTGCTTGCCCAGTGCGTTGAACGCTTCATCTTCTTCTCGGGTCACTTCAAACTCAGACATAGTTTCTCCACTTCTTGAACGTAGTAGTCAAAATCCACTGGCAGCTTGCCAGCTTCACGAATGTCGTTGCAGGGCTGCACACCCCACCCCGACTCAACACCAATCTTGCGCCACTGCTCGGGCTTGGCCTTCAAGGGCGGCATCCACTTAAACAGTCGGCCACCACCCTCGGCGATGTAGTAGCGCGTGATGTTCTGCAACTGCGAAGTCATGCCGTCACGCTCGATGGCTAAATGGCTGGACCGTGGCACCTTGGTGCGCAGCATGAAGTCCATGATGTCGGGCCACTTCTGCAAAGTCTGACGGATGGGGGCACCGTCAACCAACACCTTCTCGGCCACCTTGGCGACCACCATAGCGCCGTGGTTCTGGTGCCACTCCATGTCGTACTCGTAAGCCCCCTTGCGCTTGGTGCTGCCGTTTTCAAACACACCGATATAGTTGTTCACGTCACGGATCATCATGGCCTTGTAGACGGCCTCTTCAAGGTTCAACCCGGTGCGAAGCTGCCACGCTGCGCGGGCCATGTCCACGAGCAGCTTGTGCTCACGGGGCACCTTGACGGTCAGGCCATCGGTGTTGACTTGGATCAGGCGCAGCCCGGGGATGTGCATCAGCCCCTCGGCCAGCAGACACAACAGCAGTTGTCCGTTGAGCGTGATGCTCATGGTGAACAACGGGTCGTAGAACACACTGAACTGGTTGTTGCTGTCACCGTACACACCGTTGAGCGCCAGCTTCAGCATCGCGCTTTCTGCTGACTTCTTGGGGTATGACTTGCGCTGCTCGAACAGGTGCTTGTAGATGCTGACAAACTCTTTGCCAAGGTGTGCCGGGTAGAACCCATTCGTGATTGCCAAGTTGGGGTAGTACGAGGTGACATCCAAGTCCACAATGATGAACTCAGCGTCCGACTCGATGACCTCCGACTCGATTGATCCGTGGATGCCACCAAGGCCGAAGACAAATGTGAATCCATTGATGGTGGCCGTGAGGTCGGTGAAGACCCCTTTGGTTTCTGTGATCGACTGCGCCTTGAGCCAGTTGAGCACCCGGGTGAACTCGGGCTGCTCGAACTGAATCCACGGCAGGATAGCGTCTTTAAGCGCAATGACTGGGCGCTTGGTCTGCCGAGGTGTGCGACCCTTGGGGCCAAAGTCGTAACAGGCAACACCGGCTTCTTCTAGCTTCATGACGAAGTAGTCTTTGCCAATCTTGGTGTCGTTGTGGTTCATGAAGTCACGGTCGTACTTGCGCGTCAGTTCTTCACGGAACTGGATCATGTCAAGCGTCTGGTGATAGAACTTCTTGGTTTGGGCAACGTCGTGGGCGTTGTACGCCTTGAGCACCGGCACTTGTCCCTGCGTGAGCACGGTGCCCACAGGAAACGGCAAGTCCTCGATGTTGTCGCTGCGCATGTTGAACTCCAAGACCTTCAAGCCGGTGGCTCGTGCCTTGTTATCGAAGTGATGAATCTTGAACAGGTCGATCTGCTGAACAAAGCGATCAGACGGGTTGACTTGGTGCATCCACTTGCTGCCGTCTTCGTCTTGCGAGTTGATGATCGCCATCGCTTTTTGGTACAGGGTGTTGGCGTCACTGTGACCCATGCGGATCAGGGTGTGCAGCACAGGGTAGTCGAACCCGAGGCTGTTGAAGCCCACCATGCGGGCGTCGGTCTGCTTCAGGTACTGGACAAACTCGATGATGGCTCGGCTGTCGTTGCGCCAGTCACTGATCTCAAACTCCCACGTTATCGGGAGCCATGCGTGTTCAGCGGCCAGCGTGAACACATTGGGGAATGTCTCAATATCCCAAACGATGTCGTTACTCATTACGGTTACCGGGTAGGTGGGGCCACTGTTCGATCCCCCGGGAACCCCCAGAGGCAGTGGCCCCGATTCAATTACTGCTGACCCATCATGAAGGGAGGCATGGGCATAGCAGCAGGTGCAGCGGCAGGTGCGAACATGCCAGCAGGAGCAGCAGCCACAGCACCGAACATACCCGATGCGTCAACAGCACCTTCACCAAACGCTGTGTCATCCGCAGCGAACTGGACAGCGATCAAGTCGCAGCGGATACCGCGACCATGCTTGTTGTCCTGCGGCCAAGGCTTGATGGCAGCGTTCACACGGCAACCACCGTACATCTTGCGGGCAAGCTGTTGGTAGGCCATCGTGTTGGCTGGGTCGATGGGGGTACCATCGGCTTGGATCATCTGCGGTGGGTTGTCACGACCAGCGGTGATAAACACATGACCGGCGTAGCCGTCGTAGGGTTGGAAGGTCTTCTTGTTGATCTTCTCTGAACCCATACCGTAGCAGCGGGTCTTGCGATCCTGCTGAATCATTGCCATGACAGCTTGGGCGTGTTCTTTCCACTTCTCCAAGGCCAAGGCACCGTAGCGTTGCATGAACTGCTGGAAGCCAGCGTGATCCTGCGGCATGATGAACTCGCAGTTATACGAGATGCGTCATTACATTTACTCCAGTTTAAGAAAGCCAAGCGGGAAGCTCGACGGGGGTTTCAACTGCGCTAAAGAGTGGCGCAGCATTCATGGTGACGGCTTTACGCTCGTCAGATTCAGGGGCGACGGTCAACTTGCCAGCCATCTTGACCACGTACTCTTGCTCCATGCGCTTGAGTTGGCGATCAGTCAGTGCCACCTTGGTGCCATCACGTTTCTCCCACGTCAGCTTCTCAGCCTTGGCGGGGGACACGAGTTTGGTTTCGTACACAGCGGTCTTGGGGATGCCCATCTTGATCAGCTTATCGGCCATCTCCTCCTCGGGCAGTGCCCAAGCGCGGGAGCCACGACCGTTCACCAGCTTGAGGCCGGGAATGATCTGACCAGACTCCATGCGACGCAGTGCCTCCTTCTCGACAGCTTCGAGTAGTTGGCGCATCAAGGGGGCGGCTTCCATGATCTGTGCGATCTGGGCATTGTCCATCGTGGACGGGTCTTTGTTGGCAGATTGCTGCGCAACATCGGGCAGTTGAGTTACTGGTTGGAACATGACTCCCACCTCTTTCATTACGTTACTTGCCAGCGCGGCGCAGGAGCCTTTGGCGCGGCAGAATTTACATTGACTATCACCCGGTACAAGCGGTGCATCTGGTTTGTCAGTTGCGGCAGCTTGAGCAATGATTGTACCCATGTTGCCCATCAGATTACTTACAGGCACTTCGCTGAACGTGATCGGAGCCATGCTCTTGAGCGCCAGCTTGGGTTGGATGATCGTCATGCGAATCGTATTGAACGGGTAGACGCCGTTGACAGGCAGCTTCAACTCAGCCAGTACACCGTAAGCGTACTGCTCAAGCTGCATGTTGCCCTCGGCGTTCACAACACCCATGCCGTCCTTGTAGTCGATCAACTCGATCCAGTCAGGGCCAATGATCTGGCAGTCCACGGTGCCCGACAAGTCATCACGACCCAGCAGGAACTTGGGGTCCACCCTTTGCTCCGAGATGACCTTGAACATGCCGTTCATGGATCGCTCACGGATGTACTCGATGGCAATCTTGATTCGTAAAGCACGGTCAAAATCAACCTTAAAGGTGCCCTCGTGATCGGTAAAGGTTTCCCCCACCTGATCCATTGGATCGGTCAGACCAGCCTTGATGCAGTGCTCCAACAGCGTGTGACTGTGGGTACCGTCAATCGCGGCTGGACCGCTACCCTCGTCGGGGTACTTGGCCTCCTCTCGAATCGAGCCGGGGCACAAGGCCCAACGACTGCGCTTCGAGGGGGAGAGCATGGCGTGGGCGCTCATGGTCAGGCTTTCAAGGCTTCAATGCCTTGGCGCAGCGCACCATAGTGCTCGGGCTTCACGTCGTTGATGTTCTGGTAGCCGAGGCCAGTCAGGACACCTTGAATCTGTGCGCCCTTTTGTGGGCCAAGCGCCTTGTATGCGCCCATCACGTAGTCGATCAGACCCTTGCCATCGGCAAACGGCACACCAGCGGGTGCTGCGGCCACTGGGGCAGGTGCGACAAACGTAGGGGGTGCGGGCATTGCGGGTGTGGGTGCAGCCACGGGTGCTGGTGCAGCGGCCACAGGTGCGGGTGCTTGTACCACGGGTACGGGGGCTGGTGCAACAGGTGCGGCAGGTGCTACATTGCTCGACTCCATCTTGGCAGTCAGGGCGACCACAGCAGCGGTCAGGGCTTCGATCTTAGCTTCGAGTGACATAAATCTTCTCCAGAGGATTACGGTTTACAGGGGGGTGGATGGTGACGCGATCTTCTACAAACGCGTCGATGAGTTCACGTAAGACATCAGACGGTGTGCTAAACCTTGACGCCTTCGCATGAAACTTGATTCGCGTCTTGTCAGTCACACGGGCTGACAGGTACGCTGATTTGGATTTTGGTGTCATGTTGAAAAATTCCGTGATTCAATGTTGTGATTGTTGCACAACTGAGTTACACTTGTCAAACAGTTTAACAAATATTTTTTGGAGCGTTGCAAAATGACCAGTCAAAAAAAGACCCCGGGGGTTAGCCGGGGTCCAATGGAGACACTCACTGAAACGTCGGCAACTGCGATCACCAACAAGGCAAGTGTATGACAGTCCCACAAACAGTGCAATCCCACCCAGCGTCCGTGGACGCCTACATCCGTCATGGTTGGAGCCTTGTGCCCATACCAGCCAACACCAAGGGGCCACGCACACCCGGGTGGAACCTGCGCGAGAATGCCTTGAAGTCTCAGGGTGATTTGCCACCGGGCTACGGCATCGGATTGGCCCATGCGTACAGCGGCACGATGGCCTTGGACATCGACAACTGGACGATGACCACCTCGCTCTTGGCCGAGCACGGCATTGATCTGCAAGCCTTGTACAGCGCACCCGATGCGGTGGTGATCAACTCAGGCAAGCCCGGGCACGGCAAGCTGTTGTATGCGATGCCCTTCGGTGCGGCGCTGCCGTCCAAGAAGATTTTGCACAGCGGTGTGACGGCCTACGAGTTGCGCTGCGCCACGGTCAGTGGCCTCACGGTGCAGGACGTGCTGCCCCCAAGCATCCACCCCGAGACACGCCAGCCCTACCAATGGGGCGGCTTGGGTCACTGGACCCGTATGCCCGTCATCCCACAGCCCCTGCTCGACTTGTGGAATGGGATGCTGGTGCTAGATCAGCAGCGCACCATCGCCACGGACGGCACGATTGACGCATCATGGGAAGAGATTCGCCAAGCCCTTGATGTTGTCCCTGCACACTGTTCACGCGACGAGTGGGTCAGCATCGGCATGGCCCTGCACTGGGCGGGTACCCAGACCGATCAGCTTGATCAGGCGTTGCAGATGTGGAACGAGTGGAGCGCCATGTCTCAGACCAAGTACCCCGGTGAGCGCGAGATACTGACACAGTGGATGAGCTTCAAGCCCGACAAGGCGTCAGCGGTCAAGCTGGGCACCCTGTTCCACATTGCCAAGCAGCACGGCTGGCACAGACCCATGCCCGATGCGTCCGAGTTGTTCAGCAAGATCGAGATACCCGTCATGGCCCCACTCGATGTGCTCGACGGGCTGCGGCCAAAGCCCCCCGAGATGGACCTGAATCTGTGGCCCAATGTCCTGCGTCAACGCTCACAAGAGATTTCAGAAAGCGTGGGCTGCGACCCTTTGGTCCCTTTGTTCGCTGGGTTGGCCGCTGTCTGCGGGGTGGTTGACGCCCGCATCAGGCTCGAACTCATGCCCGGGTTTAAGGTGCCACCAGTGCTGTGGCTCATGACCTTGGGTGACCCAGCGGACAAGAAGTCACCCGGCTCACGCCCCATGTTGTCACCGCTCAAGAACATCGAGGCCGAGGACCGCCCGGGCTACACCAAGAACCTGCTCGATTGGGAGGGCAAGGAGGCCGCATACGCCAGCGCCAAGAAGTCGTTCCTTGAGTGGTCGGCCAGCCCCGAGATGCTGCTCGGTGGTGATCAGGCACCGCATGTGCCCGAGATGCCACCGCAGCCGGTGCCCCTGAAGATCACGGTCAGTGACATCACGAGCCAGAAGCTGGTGCGCCAAGCGGCAGACCGTCCCCGTGGCCTGTTGTGCCACCTCGACGAGATGAACAGTTGGGTGCGCAAGCTGACCGACAAGGCCAGCGGTGAGGATCGTTCGGCATGGGTTGTCAGTTACGAATCAGAACATTATGAGATGGACCGTGTGGGCGCTGGGTCGATCTACTGCGAGAACTTGGCTGTGTCGATCTACGGCAACATCCAGCCGCAGGTGTTCAAAGCCAATCTGGCAGCACTGTCTGCCGATGGTCTGCTTCAGCGGTTCATCCCCGCCATTCTGCGCGGGAACAAGACCAAGCTGGGCCAGCCGGTGCCCGAGTACATGACCAGTTCGGGGGCTTGGGAGAACACCCTGCGCCTAACATACGCGCTACCCGCTCAGACCTATCAGTTGGCACCCGAGGCGTACACGGTCTTCCGTGAGTTCCAAGCGTGGTACGAAGAGGCCAAGCAGGACGAGCGGGTGCTTGACAGTGGCACCGAGTACATGACAGCCTTCGGCAAGCTCGAAGGTCTTGCTGGCCGGTTGATCCTGATGTTCCACCTGATCGAGTCGCCATTCAGTCCGGTGGTGAGTGCCGATCTGGTGCACCGGGTTGTGGCCTTGGTGCGCGGGTATGTGATCCCAGCGTATCGGTACGCACTGGGTGAGGTGGGTGGTGTGATCACGAACGACTTCGATCAGTGGATGATCGACTACATCATTCAGATCAGCGGGGACACACAGATGGTGGACCTGCGCAGCCTCAAGCGTTCGGCTCGGCGTCCACTGGAGGGTAAGACCGACTGGCAGAAGGATCAGGCGGTTATGGACGCCATGCTGGTGGTGGAACAGGCCGGGTGGGCTGTGCAGGTGGAGAGCGAACTGCACAAGAAGCGCGTCACATGGGCACTTAACCCGGGTCTGCCCGAGATGTTCAAAGAGTACCGCCAGAAGGTGATCAAGGCCAAGCAGCGCCACGCCGACTACATCTACCGCTACGCCTACGACAAGGGTTACGACCGCAAGCTGGTCAAGGGGTACACCCCAGACCTCGACAAATGAGAAAAGCCCGGGTGACCGGGCTTTTTGTTTAGAAGGGTGCGGGTGGCAGCTTCTCACGCTGCTGCCGCTCATAGTCCCTGATCTGCTTGGCGGTCCAAGGTATCGGGCCACCGGGGGGAGGGAAGGGCCACACGGGTGCGCTCATGCCATGATCCAAAAAGCCACCAATTGACCGAAGCCCACGGCGCTAGTGACATAGATGATGTACAGGCAAATTTCTTGCAATCGATCCCAGTTCATCGCTTCTCTCCCCACAGCATCCAGCCCACGATCAGGCCAAACGCCGCGCCAAAGGCCAGCGACAGAAGTATTTGCAGTGCTTCATTGGTCATGTGTTCTCTCCCATCTGCTTGAATAGGTTGTTCGTGGTCCGCGCCATAGTCCATGCCGCCTTAAACGCATCATTCACTTCAAAGCCAACTTCTTTCTCGTAGTCTTCAATGGTGGGCCATGCGTAGTCTGGTGCGGATTGTGATGGCTGCACAGGCCACGGCTTACCATCGTGGTAAGTTTTCACGGGGACGGGTTGTGGTGTAGCGCGCACTGAATAGTTTGTAGTGG